TCGGCTTATATGCTTTATAAAACGCTAGAATCTAACGATTTTAAGCTACCTGACTACGTTAAGGTATGCTTTGCTAACACTGGTAAGGAAATGACCCAGACACTCGATTTTGTACGCGATTGCGGTGAAAAATGGGGTGTTGATATAGTCTGGCTCGAATATACAGGTAGAAAAAAGTATAAAGTCACCGACTATGACAATGCGGCTAGAGCTGGTGAGCCTTTCGACCAGCTAACTACTGATAAAAAATACTTGCCTAATATGGTGGCGCGTTTTTGCACTCAAGAGCTAAAGGTTTTAACTATTAACCGTTACTTAGCTGATGCAGGGCTAGATGAATTTCAAACAATGGTCGGTATTAGGGCAGATGAGCCTCGCAGGGTTGCTAAAATGCGCTCTAAAGACGACTACTTAGTCCCTTTAGCTGACGATAAAGTTACAAAAGAAGATATATTTAACTTCTGGAGCCAGCAGCCTTTCGACCTAAATATGCCTAACCGTAATGGCGTTAATGATTTTGGTAACTGCGACTTATGTTTTTTAAAGGGTGGCGCGTTAAAGATGTCTATTATAGAGCAATTCCCTGAAAAGGCTGACTGGTGGATAGGGCAAGAGAAGAAAATAGGCGGTCTATTTCGATCAGACCAGCCTAGTTACGAAAAGATGCAAATCATAGCTACAGATCAAGCTGGTTTTGATTTTGGCGATGATATTACTATTGGTTGTTTTTGCGGAGATTAGAATGAGTGCAGTTAATAAGTTTAGAGAAAAGCAAAAAGAAAAAGGCAATGCCGAGGTGCGTGGTCTATATTGTAAAAAAGAATGTCACAAAGACATCAAATCACACATTAAACACATTTTAAGATTACACGACAAAGGGATAACCGATGAGCAAATCCGTAGTAGACTGGCTAGAATTGATCTGGAAAATTGATCTACCTAGCAACTCCAAGTATGTAGCAAGTTACCTTCGCACCTATATGAATATGAAGCGCGACCTTTGTTGGCCGTCAGTTGGTCGTATAAGCAAAGAAACTGGGCTATCTGAGCAAACAGTAAGGTCACATATTAAGAAGCTAGAGGCTGCTGGGTGGCTTACAGTAGATAGGAGTGAAGGCGGTCATAGTGGTACAACTAATCGCTATAAAGCGACCATACCTGATACCCCTGCAACCATTGCACCCCTGCAACCATTAGACCCCACCCCTGCAACAGTTGCACCCCTACCCCTGCAACCATTAGAGGGGAATAAACAATACAATAAACAAGTAAATAAACAATTATTAAATAAAGAGATTCCTGATGAGTTAGCTGCGGCTGCAACAGCGTACTGGCTCAAGAAGGGCGCGAGCTTTGATATGGAAGAACAATGGCTGTTATTTACTTCTCATCATCAGGCTAAAAAGACGAATGTTCACAACTATGCAGCAGCTTGGCGAACGTGGTACGTCAATGCCGTTAGATTTAACGCTAATCGACCTGAGAAAAAAGAAAAGATTTTCAATAGATTACAAGATAATTCGTGGGCAAATGGCTTTATTGATAAATAATTTAAAATAAAGTTTGACAAATGCTAGATATGCGCGTAATCTTATAAACATCAAGTCATCAAATGCAAAGGGAGCATAAAATGATAAACGATAATCCAGCACGAGTAGCAACACCAGAGTCACCAGTTGAGCCAGACCTCAAAAAGTTGAAGTACGATTTTTTAGACGTTTATCTCGATACTGATAATACTGACTCTGCCTTCCACGAAGCCTTAGAAGAATATATCTGCGTCAACGGTTTAATTCACCACTGGTTGCGCCAGTTGTACACCAGAGATCGAGACGAGGTTGTTCTTGATATGGACGACCTTCTTAAATCTTTTATCTCTAATTACATCGAGGCGAAGCTATGACCCTCACTAAACTTCAAAAAGAAATTATCCAGTATCGTTTAGATGTAACTGACGCAATGGCTGACGTTATGTACGATGGGTATCCAGCGTTGTTTAGCTCTTGGAATGAGTGCGAGTCCGCAATAATATCGAGAGCTAAAACCTTAATAGACAAATTGGTTAAAGGCTCTGATTTAGATGACATAGAGCTTTATATGGTTGAGGATATAATGTCTGACGAGGTATTTGTTGACTGCGCTGATGGCGCTGACCCTGATGAGTGCTCATCTAGCAAGGCTGCTGGTATAAGAAGATCACACGAATATCTTTGCATCAAACTTATGAAGTTATTGGAGGTCAGCTATGAAAACTAAAGAATTAGAAGGTGCGTTAGTTGATGAGTCTATTGGTGACGCTCACTCTCACAAAGAGTGGGAAGGCTGGCTTGAAGCAAACCTGATGTCGATGATGGCTGACTACGCTAGAGAGTCAGGTTATCCAACTGGTTCTGAGTTCGGTAAGGCTATGGAAGCAATGGCGCTAGAGATTTGGCAGCTAATGAATGACAAACAGCAAGACAATGATGTTTTACCGTTCTAATGGGTAGGGAGAAGGAGTTTAGTCCTGTTGATTTTGAGCATCGCGGGACTGCTTACCAAAAGCATCACGATAGAATGGTAGGCGGCTCAAAAAGATTTGTATCTGATACGCCTTGCCCTAAATGCGGGGAGTATCTGAGAAGGTGGCGCAAGCAAAGAGAAGATCAAAAGACTTCATCTTGTGTTAGCTGCTCGCAGATAGCAAAGAATAAAAAAGCCGATACGGTTAAGTGCGATAAACGCAGAGCAATTGAAGAACACCAAACAAAAGATAATTATTGGGAGATGTAATGAACAAATCAGATCAAATAAACCACTTGGCAGCAGCTTTGTGCAAAGCACAGGCAGAGATGGGCGGTGCGGTTAAAGACGCTAAAAATCCGTTCTTCAAATCATCTTACGCTGATCTAACATCAGTAATTAAAGCGATCAAAGAACCGTTCGCCAATAACGGGTTATCTTATTCGCAGTTGCCAGTAACATCTGAAGGTGGTGGTGGTGTAGGTGTTACTACAATCTTAATGCACTCATCTGGACAATGGTTAGAGTCAGAGTTCTATCTACCACTTGCCAAAAAAGACCCACAGGGCGGTGGTAGTGCTATAACCTACGCTAGACGTTATGCGTTACAGGCGATAGCGGGTATTCCTACTGCTGACGATGACGCTGAGGCTGCGATGATGCGGGGAAAGCCAGTTGAGAAGCCCAGAGAGGAGATATGTGCTGAAGCAGTAGAGGCTCATATTGATTCTCTACAATATATTCGCAAAGTGTTAAGTGACCCTACACCTGAAAATGTTGCACTGGCTAAAGAGGCATTCGGTGAGATACCTGATGCAGACCAGCGAGCTATGTGGGTAGCACCAACTAAATGCTCTACAGCATTCCTAACAACCGAGGAGCGTAGACTGCTCAAAGGCGCGTGAGAATATCTGACAGGTTAAAGATGAGGATAGTTAAGATGCTGCACTTCACACAGTTAAACTACTCCGAAATTTCACGCTCGCTAGGTGTCCGTAGGGAAGTGGTTTATAAGATTGCTAAAGAAGTAAAAGACGATAAGCCACTAACTGATGAAGAGTTGGCTTGCAGCAATACAACAAAAGGTTTTATGAATTATTTAAGGAGAGATAACAATGAATAACAAATATGACGTAGGTGTGTGGAAGTTATCGTATTACAAAATAGATACTGAGACAGGCGATGCCTTGTGTGACGACAATGGTAATGTTATCGAGTTTTATGTTCCCAACGAGGATTGCTCACAAATAGCTGAGTCAATAAACATTAATGATCTGATGGAAGTAAGTTAGGAGAGATAAAAATGACTAAAAATAAAGCTCTTGATAAGTTAGATATAAAGGAATGGGAAAGCCTGTTTAAGTTAAGAGATGTTTGGATTAAAAGCGATGATGTAGAGGCAGAGATAGCAAATGATCTTTTTTATACTACGGCTAGGTATTTAGCGAATAAGCAAGAGGCTAGGAGAGATGGATAATGACCACTGGTTTGAAGTAATTACGTTAGTAATACTTGGTTTCGGTTTTTTAATTTTAGTAAAACATTTATTTATTTAAGGAGAAGAAAAGTGAGCGAAGAAAATTCTGTATACATTGCACTGGCGTTAATGTTTGTTTCAGTAGGCGCGTGGTTTACACACATTATCCATTGCCTTATACACGCTAAGTATCTTTTGTTGATTGCTGGCGCGTTTATGTTTCCTGTTGGGATTATCCACGGTGTAGGTATTTGGTTTGGGGTTAGCTGGTAATGGGTACTAAAGGGATTGATCAGCGCCCTTATGATCGAGATAAATTTAATAATAACTTCGATGCCATTTTTGGTAAGAAAGAAGAAAAAAAAGAGGAGGTGAAAGTTGAACGAAGAACATCTGGAGGAAGGCGATCTTATGATCGCGATAAAAAAGTCACCTGATAATGAGTCATTTTTTCTACTCATATCGACCGATCAAACAACAAGTATTTTTGATGTCGGTGACAAAACTGATTTAAGGGCGCTCGGTGAGTTGTTCCTTGAAACAAGAAACTCAATTATTGATCTAACAAGGGAGTTACATTAATGAATAATCCAAGCCAGTACGACTTGATAAAAGACCATTTAGAATCAGGTAAGACTTTAACAAGATTAGAGGCTCTAAGCGATTTAGGTATTATGAATCCGACCGCACGAATATCAGAGCTAAGGGCAGACGGAATACCCGTAGAGACAAGAATGGTCGGTGTCTACAACAGATGGGACGCAAAGGTGAAGGTTGCTCAGTGGTTTATACCTGAGCAGGAAAGCCCTTTATTTAGACGTAATCGCAGCTAGGCAGCACTTCCTTGCGCTGCTGCTGGTCAGCGTTACCTAGCAACCAGCAAACCTTAAACTTAAAATCACTTTCAAATTTGAGAGTTATTTTCCACCTTGACTAAAGAGAGTATAACTATGCAATACGATGACAATAACAAAGGCGCACTATGGCCTGCCAAAGACCGAGCTTCTGATAAACACCCACACTTCACTGGTAAAGCTATGGTGGGCGGGGTTGAGTATTATGTTTCAGGCTGGAAGCGTGACCCTAACGGCAATCCAAAAGCACCATCTGTTAAGTTTAGCTTCAAAGCAGTAGATGAAGTGAAGGCTCAAACTATGCAGCAAGTACCACAACAAACGCAGCCAGCTCAGGCAGCA